GGAGGTGCATCTGGTCACGGTGAATCTGGTGGCGCTGGAGGTTATTCTGAAAAAGTTATTGATGTGACATCTATTTCTTCAGTGTATGTAAGTATCTCTGGTGAAGCAAACGGAAGTTATTATTACTCTATTGGTGGTAGAGGAGGCAGTTCATCCTTTGGTAACTACCTATCTGCTTCTGGTGGTCATGGTGCTAACCAAAATGCTTCTCACTGTGGAGGATTGCCCGGAATCGGATCTGGTGGTAATCTAAACATTTATGGTGGTGGTGGACAAGCACATCATGGATACTCTAATTTTGGCGGTCCATCATACTTTGGTGGTGCTGTTGCTGCTGGTCACCCTAGTGGTGGTAACTTTGCTCATAATCACCAAAGTCACTCTGCACCCGGTACTGGTGGTAGTGGAGGATACTTCCATGGTCATAGAGGATCTAATGGTAGACCCGGATATTGTGTTATCACACATTTCCTTTGATAAATAAGAACGTAACGGAGGTTTCAAACAAATGAAAAAGGCACTAATGGGTGTTGAGGGATACATTCATCAAATCGAAGATCCTGGTGACGATTTTGATATTTACAATGGTCCCGATGCCAAAATCCAATGGGTAGATGCCCCTGATAATGTTTCAGAGCATTGGACTTTAGAATGGTCTCCTTCTAGACAGACCATGGTATGGGTAGAAAGAACTGGTCCATATATGGATCCTATTCTTAGAAGAAAGGTTGCATATGGTGAAGTCGGAGAGCAGTTAGATATGCTCTATAAAGATACGGTAGACGGTGGTACAAGGTTTAAGGATCATGTTGCTAATATTAAAGCAAGTATTCCTGCACCTCCGGCACCAGATCCGAGTGCAAAATTAAAAACTAGAGATGAATTAATTGCAGCTGCACTCACTGAAGAACCTTCTGTAGATGAACCATGTCATCTTTCTGATGAAGAGATTCCCTGCTGGAAGCGTTATACCGGATGGGCAGGTTATGTTGCGCCTACAGCGTAATGTGCTATAATAAACAGACTAAATAATTTTTCGCTACTCCTATATTGTATGAAAATTGAAAGTGTATGTATCGTGGGGGCAGGGTCTTCCGGTTGGATGACAGCTGCCCTTTTGAGCAAATTATGTCCTCATTTAGAAATTGCAATTATTGTAGATAAGACCACCAAACCTGTTGGGGTTGGTGAATCTACTCTTGGGCATTTTAATAGGTTCCTGAGATTGTTGGACCTTAAAGATGAAGATTGGATGCCTGCATGTAATGCAACGTATAAAAATTCTATTCGCTTCACTAACTTCAGAGAAGGTAAAGGTGAAGTGTTTGAGTATCCATTTGCCCCTCATTTCGACCAAACTTTTGCTCCAAATGGATTGAACACTTGGAGTCAATTAGCAGTGCTTGATCCTGAGAATTTCGGTCCTGAAACATTTGCAGAAATGTTTACCGATAACACTTTCCTTGCAAAGTATAATCGTTGTACTAAAGATGAAGAAGGTAAACTCCGTGCTTTTGATTTCAACTTTGATACAGCATATCATTTAGATGCAGACCTATTTGGTCAGTATTTGAGAGATAATATTGCAATTCCTAATGGTGTTCAGATTATTGAAGGTCATGTAACTGGATATCAACCAAATGGCGTAAGTGACGGTAGTCTTAAATATATTATTCTTGATAAAGAAAGGGCAATTTTTGCTGATTTGTATGTTGATTGCACTGGATTCAGATCTCAAATTCTAGAGAGATTTGCATCAGCGCAGTACATGTCTTACGAAAAGAAGTTATTTAATGACAGTGCATGGGCAGCTAAAATCCCTTATGAAGATAAGGAAAAAGAAATGCATAACGTGACTGATTGTTATGCTATGAAGAATGGTTGGTGTTGGAATATTCCTCTATGGAATCGTATCGGCACTGGTTATTGTTATTCGTCTAGATTCTGCACAAAGGATGAAGCCGAACAAGAATTTCGTGAGCATTTAGGTGAACGTGGCAAAGATGCTGAATTATTCCATATTGATATTCGGCATGGTAGACATGTTGAAGCGTGGAAACATAATGTAGTTGGTATTGGATTATCATATGGATTCTTGGAACCTCTTGAATCTACTGGGTTGCTGACAACGCATGAAAATCTCATTTATCTTGCATATACGCTGAATCAGCGGGAGGGATATACTACTCAACTTGAAAGAGATAATTATAATTATGTTGTATCACATCAGATTGATGATCTGAGTGACTTCATTGCAATTCATTATGGTTACTCAATGAGAAGTGATACTCCTTACTGGAGAAAAGCAACACAAAAAACTCATTATCATCCTGCATCTGCTACTGAGTGGGAATTGAAGCATGACACCCAAGTAAAATTTGCAATGGATATGTATATGAATCAAAGTTTCTATCCTCAGCATAATGGACATGCATATATTGTTGCTGGTATGGGATTTAAACCAATGCCTTCAATGGATTTCATGAGATCTGATTTTGAAAAACGCAATTCAGAGATTAGACAGGTAAATAATTTTAATAATGTACCTGATATGAGAGAACATACTGTTGAAGGATTAAATGAGATTAAAGACAACTGGTTGACATATCGTAAAAACATGATAGAATATGTTGAATCTCTACCTACACATTATCAGTTCTTGAAAGAGAACATCTACAAGGAGGAATCATGACTATTGATGAACTGCAAGAAAATCTTCGTGCTCAACAGACACAATGTCTTACTGAAAAAGAAGAAATGGAAAAGAAGTTTGCTGACATGCAAATAAATCCGTATGGTGTAACTACTCTTGATTTTGAAGAAAGGCAAAAACTTATCGAGTCAATTACTAAACTTCAAGGAGGAATTGAGGCACTAGAACTTGCTAAAGAACAGTGTGATGTTTGAAGGTTTACACCTTTGGAAACCCTTCATCTTCAAAACGAAGTTTGATTTCAGTCCATATTTTGATCAAATTTATGAGGGGTATCAAGATTCTCTAAGACATTGGGCAACACATACCGATACTACTAGATTGGAAAGTGGTGACTCTAATACTACATGTAGGGTTGGATATTATGATTATGATAAACAACCTCATGAACAAATTGGTCTAAGAGATTTTAATTGTTTTTTGGGTAGTATTTTGCCTGATGTTTGGGGAGAATATGGATTTATTGGTGCAGAGAGTCAAGTAACTAGATCATGGTATAATCGTCATGGTTTGCATGGTCAAACGATGGAACATGCACACACGGCAACAGAACTTGTAGTGTCTGCATATGTTAGTAATGATAAGGGTCAAGGGTTTATTGAATTTCGTGATCCCTTAGAGTATCATAAATCCGGATTTCCATATGATGCTGAAAAGAATATTTGGAAATCTGTAGAATGTTATACGAATGATGTACTAATTTTTCCTGGTTGGTTAAATCACAGGACACAAGAAAACTCTGTAGGTGGTGAAAGAATCTGTATGACTTACAACTTAAATGCTCGTATGAGGATAGATGATGTTAAAGGCAAATTTCGACTTTAAGAGATGCTATCCATCAAGGGAAGAATTTTTTGATGTGATTCAACTCAAAACTCCTGATGAATGGGAGATTCAAAAAGTGTCATTAGATCATGGTACTGAATATTATATTGCTGATGATCCTTTCAAAGGTGATGGATTTGAAATTTACAGAGATCTTGTTGCAACATATCCTATTTGTTCTCATAACAGTGGACCAAAACCAATAGGTGGAAACCCATTTCAGATCATTCATATGCCTAACTGGGCAGCAGAACCATTATGTCATTTAATCAAAGCAAAGTTTCGTCTAGAAGGTGGAGTAGATCTTGGTGAATGGGGAAATGTATATCATAAAGGTAAGGTAGGACAATGGGAATTCTTTACATTACCTCACTGTGATGCTGCATGGGGGATGATCGGAAACCTTTGGTTTACTGATCATGATGTAAAGGATAGTGGCACACACATTTATCATTTTGATGGTCACATTGAACATTTACATGATGAGAAAATGTATTTTGATTATCAGATAAATCAAAATCATCCTTTGTATGCTGAGTGTAAAGAATTAATTCATAATCAAAAGAAACTTACTAACTGGGTTAATATCACACCAGAGTTAGAAAAGTATTGGGGATTTACTAAACTGGATACAATGCCAAGTAAAGAACGTACAATGACATTGTATCGTCCAAATATTCCTCATGCTGCTTACATCAGTGATAATGTTGACTTTAGATGGTCACATACATTCTCTGTAACCAAAAACTTTATGCAATTAAAAAATGAAATGCTACCGAGTATACAATTTATCTGATATTAATCTCGCAGAGGTTAATAATTATATGAGAATGTCTGCTGCAAAGTTTGAACATCTTTTTGGTAGACAAGGGACTACCGAGTTCTACTATCTTTATAACATTTTTTCTATGGCATCATGTAATAAAGAAATGTATAAGATCTATCAACAACTGACAGGATTTATTGGTGAATATCTTAGTGAAGTTGCATATCCAGATGATAATGTATGGATGCAATCATGGTTGAACTTTCACAAAGAAGATGAAGTATTGAAATCACATAACCATGATTTTGATGTTCATGGATATATAACATTGACAGATCATGAGACTGATACTATATTCACTGATGGACATAATGGAAAAGAAGTCTGGCGTATAAAAAATAAACCATTACAGGTTTATATTGGACCAGGCAGACAACATCATCAAGTGCAAGTAAACGAGAGTTATTCTGATGAAAGAATGACACTTGGTTTTGATTTAGTATTGAGGGATTTTATAACTGAGAATTTTAGTTTTATGCCTGTATTATTATGAAGTTAGATTTATATTTTCCTACTCCAATCTGGTCTGCCGAATTGGTTATTGATAATGATGTATTGTTGAAGTATATCTATGGATTGAGGGATGATGATCCTAAAGGCAGAACAATTAGTAATCGTGGAGGATGGCAATCTAAAGAGTTTGGTGGTCAAGATGTTCCTGAATTAAGGGATGCTATATTTCCCTGTTTGAGTAGATGTATCACTGATTATGGATATGACCCTGATGGATTAGCATTTAAGTGGGGGAATTCTTGGGCAAATATTAATACTCAGCGTGATGTGAATCAGGTTCATGTTCATCATGGTTCTTTTTTATCTGGCATATATTATGTCTCTGCACCTGAAGGATCTGGTAATGTTTTATTCTTTCAAGATTTTAATAGAAACTATATTGCTGAGAGTGTTGCGAAGGTTAAAAAGTATACGGGATTATCTGGTGGTAATGTTCCTTATAAACCCTATACTGGTAGATTGTTAGTGTTTCCCTCTAATCTTCCTCATGCTGTTGAGACTGGAAATCATGAAGGTGATAGGGTTTCTATTGCATTTAACATTGGATTGGTTAGAGGTTACAATGAATAATATTGGTCAAAGATTATTAAATGAGATTGACTTAAAGTTTAATGATCGTGCCCATCATTTTCCTAAATTGTTAGACAATCCCAGTGATTATTTGACATGGGAAGATGTAGAATTTTGTATTAATACTACATCTTTATTTGAAGTTGATATTATTAATCATGATAATCAAAAGGCAGAAATCGATAGACGTTTGACTGCTTGGGTAAGGCATAAGTATGTGCAATGTAGTAAACAACTAGCACAACATATTAATCATGGACATACGTTTGTAGTAAAAGGATATGATTATTACAAAAAGAACAATCAAGAACTGTTAAGAATCTTTGAGGAATGTTTCCAAGTTGATTGTGCTTTACATGCCTTTGGTGGTAAAGATGGATCTAAATCATTTAATGCACATGAAGATTATCCATGTAACTTTATTGTTCAAGTAGAAGGTGAGACTGAATGGAAAGTATTCAAGAATCGTCGTTCTGGATTGTTACTAACAGGTGAATATGACTCACCTGTCGATGAATCAAAATTAGAAGTTGATTTGCATGTCACATTAACACCGGGCGATGCAATCTATATACCTAACAGGGCATATCATTGTGCATATCCTCAAGGTAAGAGATTATCTCTTAGCATACCTTGCTGGCCCAGACAAGGTGTAGACCCCTCAACTCCTGACCGTAATTATTATAGAATAACATGAATACTATTGACGAACACGCAATTTTTCAGGGTTCTCTTGCTAAAGCATGTGATGACTTTATGTTCATCGATGATGTATCTCACGAGGTATGTGATGGACTGTTGGAGTTATATCATAATCCTGTAAATTTATTCAAATTTGAAGGAAAATGTGGTATGAATTCTTATGGTATGCAGAAAGAAGATGTTAAAGAATCGGTAGACGTTTGTGTACCAGTAGCATTCAATCATTCAGTAGTACAACAATACTTCAGTGAATTGGGCGAGGTTGTTAAAAAGTATGTTCAGAAATTTCCATTTTCTGGTATATCACCATTTTCAATGCGTGAACCTATGGCATTACAAGGATACCCTAAAGGTGGAGGATTTAAGATATGGCATTCGGAAAGGACGAGTGCTTATGCTGATCATTCAAGAAGACATCTAGTCTACATGACATACTTAAATGATGTGCCAAATGCTGGAACTGAATGGTTTCATCAACAGAGATATGTCGATGCAGTGAAAGGAAAGACAGTTATTTGGCCCGCTGATTGGACATATCTACATAAAGGTAGAGTCAGTCATGATCATGAAAAGTACATCGCTACAGGATGGTTTGAGTATGGCGAAACTTGAGATTAAAGAGAATGTAATGCCGACATCATATGTACGGCATTTATATAATGTTGTGACTGATGTTAGTTTCGATTGGCATTATATTCATGATGCTACATTTGAAGAACAAAGAACAGGATCTCCTAGTTTCAGTCATTTATTATATAATAATGGGCACAAATCCCCTCACTTTAACACATTCATTCCACCATTACTTGAGGCAGTTGGTGAAGTTAATTTGATTCGTGTTAGATTGGGTTGCTTATTATCTAATATTCTGAACCCTCAGAACAATACACATGTTGACTTTGAATATCCTCACATGGTAGGATTGTATTACATTAATGATGCTGATGGTCCAACATGTGTATGGACAGAGGATGGATTGCAAAAAGTAGAAGCACAATCAAATAGATTTGTTTTATTTGATGGTAAATATAAACATGCAAGCACATGTCCTATGGCAATGCCATCGAGATTTGTTATCACTTACAATTTTACACAATGATTCCAACTATTACTGTAGATAACTTTTTTGAGACACCTGGATTGGTGCGAGACTTCGCACTCAGACAAGAGTATTTCAAGGGAAATAGAGGAACTTGGCCCGGATTACGCACAAAGTTTTTACATGAACTCAATAATGAGTTATTTCATATTGTTTGTGGTAAACTCATGGAACATATGCCAAGAGAGTTTAAGAGCTTCAACGAGATGCAAATTGGATTTCAATTAATCGATGAAAGTTATGGATCTGGTTGGGTTCATGATGACGATAAACGTCACAATGTAGCAGGTATGATATACCTATCACCTGATCCTCCTATAGTAGATTCAGGTACTTCATTCTACGATCCTAGAATGGATGATAGTGATGCTAGTTATCAGCAAAAGTTTAGAAAAGAGATGGATGATCCTGAGCATAGAAATGCTTATGAGAAGGATAGATTAGAGCATAGAAATAAGTGGACAGAAAGTATTAAAGTTCAGAATAGATATAATAGATGTAATATATTCGATCCAAGATGTTGGCATTCTGCTGACAATTTCTTTGGTATTGATAAACAAACCTCTAGACTTACTATGGTATTTTTTGGATACGCATTATGATAAAAGTTATTGATGATCTTATTCCATATGGATATCAAAAACATATTCATGATTTAGTGGTAAATCAGGATATGGATTTCTATTTTCATAGAAATGTTGTAGATCCTAGACCCCTAAATTACAACACAAAAAAGAATTCTAACATTCATGCATTTGTTCATGTAGCATTTAGAGATAAGATAACACAATCTAAATTCTTTCCTACATTATATCCTATAACATTCAGTATTACTGAAAAGACTGGTGTTAAATTTTCCATGCTCGATAGAATGGGAGTTAACTTTAGTATTGGTCAAGGTGAAAGTAGAATGTTACATCATCTACCTCATATTGATAACAGTTATAAACATTATGTGGCAATTTATTATGTAAATGATTGTTGTGGCGATACATTTATTTTTGATCAAAGAAATGAATATCAAGTTCAACAATATAATCTATCAAATAAACAAGATTTTACTGAAAGGGATTGTCAGGAAGCAGAAAATAAAATATATGAAAAGAATGAATGGACAATTAAAAAAAGAGTCACCCCAAAGATGGGAAGGTTAGTTATATTTGATGGAGCACACTACCATGCCAGTTCAGATACAACTGACGATTATCGTTGTGTCATTAACATGAATCTAATCATATGATTAAAGTAATTAAAGGAGCAATACCGTTAGAGTTGTGTAGGGTAAATGTTATCAACATGGACCTATTGAATCATGCTCTAAACTATCCCGGCGATCCTAAACATCCTCATGCTTTTGGATACTATTCACCTATATTTCTGGAATCTCTGTTGCTGCATATGCTGCCGAAGATTGAGAAAGCAACCCAGAAGACTCTCAATCCTGCCTATTCATATGGCAGGATATACTTTCATGGAAGTTCACTTCCTCGCCATACAGACCGTCCTAGTAGTGAGTGGGCAGTCACATGTTGCTTAGAAAAACATAAAGAATGGCCTATATCATTTGACAAAGATGGTGAAGTAACTACAATAGATCTGGATGTAGGTGACATCTGCATCTACAAAGGTATTGAGTATCCTCATTGGAGAGAAGTTCTTGATGGTCCTAGACATGTCCAAGCAATGTTGATGTACGTTGATGTAAATGGACCTTATGTTGAGTATACATTAGACAAACGACCTCACCTGTGCCACTCAGAACCCTGTCCACCCGATTCACACAACTAGGAATTATATGCTATAATATGGAGGTATTCAACGGAGAATCATGCCTCAATTCACTCTCATCTGCACCGATGAGGATTCGACTGTAACAACTAAAGAATTTGAAGCGACTGTTCTCGAAGATGTGGTAGACAAGACTCAGGATTTCCTGAAAGGTGTTGGTTACTGCTTTGAAGAATTGCGTACTCAAGTGTATCCATTGCCACTAAATGATGAAATCACTTCTCTTTACAGGGATATTGACCACTAAATCTTAATACATATTACTGTAGTTTATTTTCATTCAAACACGTCACAATGGGCAAGACTTTTAGACGCGGTGGTGCAGAGCGAGGATACTATTCTCCCGGCAAATCACTCAGGGATAAGCGTCAACGGGGCAGCAATAGAAATCTCAACGAGTATGACGATTCTCATCAATTCAAGGACAAATCAAACAAAAAAAGTAAATACAATGAGACATCCGAATTTGATGGGGATTGGTCATGAGTGAAAAGAAAGACATGGATTTTATTGATCGTATTCTAGAACATTATGATCCTCAATCTGAAAACGAAAGAGAATCTAAAGTAATAGAATTTGATGATGAATCTAATGTAGACTACGATCTGGATTATACAGTTCAAGAATAATGTTAGACAACGAATCTCAAGAAGAAAAATTCAATAGGGGACTCGACTTATTTGTTGAGTCTGTACTTAAACCAGATCACAAACTACGTCAATGTGCTCACAATCAGAAGTGTTATCACGAACTGATGTACATTAGGCAATATGTTCTTGATTATTGTAACACTCTCCGCCGACCTTAATGTAAATGCTCCACTCAGCAATCCTAGATGCCAATGAGAAACTAATTCTCAAAGACGCCCTCCTTTTGTATGTCTCTGATCTACAGAAAAGATATTATAGGGATAAAATGATTCCCGAATCTTCTTATCTTGCTAAAATGAAAGAAGTTGAAGAAATTGTTGGTAAATTGAAGTTAACTGATTTATATCGATGATCCAATATTGGAATCCTAAATGGTATTTTCAGACATCATTTAGTGATGAACTTAGATTAGAAACAGAACGGATGTTTGAGGAGCATATCAATCAAGATGATAACTTCTCAACACCTGCTGAGTGGAACTGTAATGTAAAAACTACATGGGGAAATGTATCCGGACAGGATATATGGATGGAATGGTTTAATCTATTGCAACCAGTTTGGGAGGAGTTTTTTAACGAGTATCAGGCAAACTTTGCTGTAAAGGTACAAACTGAAAACGCATGGATCAATAAGTATAATCCTGGTGACTTTCAAGAACTTCATGATCATTGTACTCCTACAACTGTATTGAGTATGGTATACTTTCATACGTTAAATGATGACGATGATTGTAGATTTGAATTCTTTAATGATGATGTGCCGATGTTATTGGCACAGAACCCTATTGGTCGTGGTGAGTGGAGTCAAGGACCATTAGAATTACAGCAGAGAGTAGCACCAACAGTAAAATCTGGTGATATTATTATCTTCCCACCTCATTATCTACACTTAGTGACTCCACACAGAGGAACAAAAACTCGTGTCACATTTAGTATGAACTTTAATCTAACACCTGTGCCAACATTTGAAGTGGCATAATAGTATTGACACACCGTCAGATCTGTGCAATAGTAACAGAGTCAGCAAATCAAACCCATGTAACACAAACAAATGAGCGCAAAGACATCAAAACAGTATAAAATTGTCAGGGACATTAACAAAGCACTGGCAAATCCTCATCTCTATAGTGATGAAGAACTCAAAACTCTCAAACAAAAAAAGGCAAAGTTTCTTGATCTCAAACGACGCTACAATGATGAACAATTTGGAGGTTTCGGACAGTATGTACGATGAACAATTTGATGTAACTTGGGATGAAAATGACATGATCCAAGTTGATGAAGATGATTGGATTTCCTCAGTCATTGGTACTGAGCAGGATGCAATCTATGATGTTCTCGCTGAAATTAAATGAACAAAGATCGCTGGCGTGTATCATGGAAGCGACAAAAGAAAGTTAATGGATATACATCAACACAATCAGTTGTCATATATGGTATTGATAATGTTGAGCATGTAATTAAAACAATGGTGCCCACTGATGAGTGGGATGTGACACCTGCATAACCTGCACAGCATCCTTGACAGGATGCTTTTTTTATCTTATATTGTATTTGTTGACATCCCAAAATGGGTAAAACACTTATGGCACAATCTACGCTCTCTGCTCAGATGAAGGCAAAATACTTCGCTGAGGGTCACAATCTCCCTACATGTATTAACGAGGGATGTGACAATAATGTTCAAGTTCGTGAATGGAAGTATTGGTCATTCAAGTCTGAATGTTCCTCCTGTGCTACTGCACGAAAGAAAGGAATCACCCGTTCTGGTGTTATTCAACACAAGAAAGATCACTGTGAGAATCATGACGGACATCTTGGATTCTCTTGCCCAGTTCCTCGTGATGGATGGATTGGGTTCCAAAACTCTCTCGATCTGGATCACATTGATGGCGATCACAATAACAACGTGCCCTCAAATGTGAAGACCTATTGTAAACTCTGTCACGGTCGCAAGTCTCTTGAAAATGGTGACTGCAACTCCAACAAATCTTCTGCTCGTAATATTGGATGAATGAAATTCTGCTAGGTGATTGTAAGGAAGTCTTGAAGACTGTGGAGGATGATTGTGTGCATTTAACATGCACATCTCCTCCATACTATAATGCTCGTGCCTATTCTATTTGGGAGACTTATGAGGATTATTTGCAGTTCTTGACTGATGTTTTCAGTGAGGTGCTTCGAGTTACTAAACCTGGCAGAATGTGTGCTGTCAATCTATCACCTGTGATTCAGGCAAGAAAGAGTAGAGCACACGAGAGTAAAAGGTTAGCAATTCCATTCCATTTCTTCTCTCTAATGGAACAAATGGGATGGAAGTATATTGATGACATTGTATGGGTAAAACCTGAAGGTGCTGCTATCAATCGTAATGGAGGTTTCTATCAGCATCGCAAACCAGTTGCATACAAACCTAACATCGTCAGTGAAACTATCTTCATCTTTCAGAAACCAGCAGATTTTCTGATTGATAAGGTTGTGCGCTCCTATTCTGGTGATATTCTTGATAACAGTTTAGTGAAAGAACCATACGAACGTTCTAACGTGTGGAAAATCAATCCTGAGACTGCATCGAAGCACCTGGCACCCTATCCGCAAGAACTAAGCGACAAAATCATTTCTTATTACTCTTATGTCGATGATTTGGTGCTTGATCCATTCATGGGCAGCGGAACTACAGCAGTTTCATGTATAGATTTGAATCGTAAGTATCTTGGCATTGAATTACATCAAGAATATGTAAAAATGGCAAAAGATAGAATCGACAGACACAATCCCCTCCAAAAACTATTTGTGTGACAGTCATTGAACTGCACACCATTTCCCCCATGAGCACCTATGAGGTGCCATACTATATTCATACAAACAAAGGTTATGCAACTTCGTCCCCATCAGCAACGTGCTTTCGATGCTATGCAGGAGAACAATGCTGGTAAGGTTATCATCCCCACTGGTGGTGGTAAGACTTACATTATGATCGCAGATACCCTCGCTCGTGCTGCACAAGGCACCACCACAGTTGTTGTTGCTCCCCGTATTCTTCTCGCTAACCAACTGTGCGAAGAATTCATGCAGTTTGTGTCTGGAACTTGGACACATGTTTGCCATGCTCACAGTGGTGAAACTCATCACTTCAGTAGCACCAAACCTGAAAAGATTGCTCTCTTCGCTAACACTGCGCGAGCAGCATCTGAGTCCTGCATTATATTCACCACCTATCATTCCCTGCACCGTGTTGTAGACAGTGGCATCAATATTGACACTATCTATTTCGACGAGGCACACAATGGCACTGCTAGAGGTTTCTTCAAGGCAGTATATGCTACTGCACAGTATGCCAAGCGTCGTTACTATTTCACAGCAACTCCTAAGACTGGTCGCGGTCAGAGTCTTGCTCGCGGCATGAATAACACTGACGTTTATGGTAACACCCTTTGCAATGTTCCTGCACAGGAACTCATCGAATCGGGTGCAATTGTTCCTCCTCGCATTGTTCCTTTCGAGACCAATCGCGTCCGTAACAAATACAATGCACACGAGGTTGATGCTGATAATCTGAAGGATATGTTTGGGCAACTCGATGTATTCCAGAACCCCAAAGTTCTCGTGTCTGCACCATCTAGCAAAGTGCTGGGTAACATGCTCGGACAAACTGACATCCTTGAGTATTTCAAGGACAAAGGTTATGAGGTCATGCATATCACCAGCAAGTTCGGTGCTATCATCAATGGCACCAAAGTTGGTCGCGAACAGTTCTTCCAGACTCTGCAAGATTGGGGTGCTGATGATAGCAAACAGTTTGTTATCTTCCACTATTCCATTCTCAGCGAGGGCATCAATGTTCCTGGTCTGACTCACACTATCATGCTGCGTAATCTTCCTATTGTTGAGATGGCACAGACAATCGGTCGTGTCATTCGTGTTCACAAAGATGACCGCGCTGATGTTGCTGCTGGCAAGATTCCTGCTGGTGCATTTCACCTTTACAAGAAAAGTGAGGGCATTGTAACTATGCCAACAGGATATAAGATGGGCAATGCTATTGCTCAGCGGATGCAAAATGTTGTCAATGCCATCTTTGTTGAAGGTATTCCCCCTCTTGCATTTTGTTGATAATCTTATTTGTAACGGCATGGCACAGGTAGTCATGCCTACAAATAAAAATAAAGGTTTTTCCGCGTTACTTCCGCACCTCTGTGCCAGTTCTCCAAAGTGTCCACTACCGCTTGCAAAATGCCTCAAAACCTGCAATACTATAAGAGTCAAAGGAATTCAACCGATGCGAACCATCACCAAAGCACAAGCACTAGAGCAGTTCCGTTATAACTGGATGGCAACCAACTCAACAGATAAAGTCGCCAAGCGTGAGGCATGGGGTATCTTTACTGATGAATTGTGCCGTGAGGGTTATATCACCATGAAAAAGTACGAATCCTGGTCTAACCCTTTCTAATGATATGTCAACAACTTGGGTTCTCATTCCTTGGTCCTTAATGAAACACCGCTCAATGAAGTATTCTGAACTATTGGAAGAATTGCAATCGTTATCTCCCCAACAATTGCAACAAACTGTCACTCTTTATTCAATCAAGAATGATGAATTTATGTCAGCATTTCAGGGAGACTTTACAGATGAAGACGAACAAGTTCTTTGTCCCGATCATTATGTAATCACGTTTTAATTATGTCATGTAACACAAACGAAGAGATTATGGAGTATCTCTTTGAACAAGTTCAGGAAGAATATCCTGACCTAACTATTGAACAGCAAGCAACAATCGCATCACAACGTTTCTGGAATCTCGCACAGTAAAACAATGCTGAAAAAACAAGTTCTCAAAGTTGTCGGTGAAACTGCAATGTCAGTCGATCAAAATCTAACACGAGATGAAAAGTTTCAAGTTTTTTGTCGTGTTGTTGATGGACTTGCTGCTGATGGTAGAATAACTAAAGCACAACAAATCTCATGGACGAACATATTTTGACACACGAAGAAATGCTAGAAACAGCAGCACAACGCGAAACACTTTCTGAACTACCTGACAATGCTGAACTCATTGATGATGTTTTTTATGTTTGGAAAACTCGGTTTGGATTATACTCAACAATGACAAAAGAGGGACGCAAAATGTTAACTGGTGGCACTCGTGATGGTGTTATCGAGATGACACATTGGCATCTTAAGTGTGAACAAGATGGCACACTAGAAGATTACACCCGTGTGGTAGGATCTGCCATTGTCGATGGTAAACTTTAATGGAACTTCCCCCCGATTTTATTCATGAACCTCCGACAAATTACACTTATGAAGTTGAAACGTTTCGATCTAATGTTCTACGCATTTGGTGTTGCAATCATACTGAATTCGCTTACAACAGTGGTGCTATTACAAAAACTATTTGGGGATTCTACAACACCAAACAACGTACCTACTTCGCTCCCATCAATTCAAAGAAGTGTGGAGCAGTAGTTAACATCGACTCTACAACACCTTACACAGCGATGCAACTTAATCTCAAAGGGTTAGAGATACTTTGGATGTGACACCTCACATAGTGGCACACAAGCGGTTGTAAGGGCATCAAAATCGTGTATTCTATAAGAGTCAAAGGAAACAAACCCTAAATGCTCTTCAACGGTCCAAACGGTCGTATCTGCTCCACTCTCAGCGGTCCTCAGATCCTCGCACAATCTAACACTGATGAATTCATTGAAAACACCAAAATTGTTGCTGAAAAGACTGGGGCGATGGATCTTTGGCGTGAAATGTTTGGTGATGATGATGGCATCGGACAAGACTCTGCCTTTATGGATGACAACTACGGAGGGTAATTACGATGATTAGTTCACTCTCCAAACCAAGATCTTCTAAAGAACATCTCATCATTCACATGAAATTCGCAATCATTGTTATTCTTGGTCTTTGTTTTTGGGGTGCTCCTGGTGCTCGCCGCGCTGCATCTGTGATGCTTCGCGATGTTGCTAACTTCGTGCAACCTGAACCGCAAAGTATCAACGACAAAATCAAACAATTTAACACTTGCTTGCAATGAATCAATCAAAAACATTTCAATCCAATCAATTTGAGGTTGAACGACAACGGGCAATGTCTAACATCGAAGATGTAACTGACTCACCCGAAGATTGGGAAGACTTTTGGAAATCAGTTGACCTAATCTCTGACGATGATGATAGACTTCAAGAGTTAATGTCTCCTCGCATCAATGCATATGTTGATGACGTACTTAATGGAGATAACACCATCTGCAAACGCGAATCACCCCTTTCTGAATGAACATGAACGACTCCACACTTGATCTCTTCACTAATCACGAGACCGATGATCATCAACATATGATTGATACTATGGCAGAAACTTATTGGGATGCTATGCACAATTGTGTGAATCGTGGTAACAATTTTGATGCAATCGCAGTTTATGAAGAATGGGTTGTTGATAGTGTAGATCCTCAAGATGGCGGATACGAGTTTACTTTCGTTCCCGATCTTACACAGGAAAGAGAAGAGAATTAAACCCCGCGTGTGCCACTTTGTCAAAGTGTCCACTATCGCTTGATTTCCGCGCCATAGGGTGCCATACTATAAGAGTCAAAGAAACAAAGCAAATGCAACTCACTTCAAAAGACGCAAACATGGTTGTTGACTTCTATCCCGTCAAATATGCTGACGGTGACATCAGCACCCGCTACATTCTGAAGACTGTTACCTTTGCTGGACAATCGCAGTCTAAGCGTTATATCTTGAAGCGCGATTTTGATCGTGAGGTTGATTCTCGCGTTGAGGGTTATGGTTATGAAGTGACAGACATGCACATGGAACCGCAACTCTTCAACTCTGCAATGTGTCTGGCATGTTGATCTTTTTTCTCTGTTCATTTTCTCTCTAATCTGATGACTACTTTCCAAGAGTTCAAAGAAGTACAACCCGCACAAATACAGAACGCTGCTGATGTTGAGCGTTATTGTGAGATGCTTTGTGTTGCACTGCTGCAAGACTTCATGCGTGCAAATAATCGCAAATCAGATGCCTATAAGTTCTACATTGAGAGTGGAAGAAAGTATCACAAACTTATCATGGAGACTGGTGCAGGTTCGCGCAGTGTTCATGCATTTATTGATAAAAGATATGGTCATGTATATAAACCAGCATCGTTCAAATCTCCTGCAAAACATATTCGTTACAATTTGTTGGTTGATAACTCCCGCGAAGAATGTCTGTCCCGTTGTGATTGGGCAGGAGGTTATCTTTACATGTAAAATGTAAGGAAATCAAGGGGGAATAAACCAGTTGACGTACTGGCACAACACCCCTTGAAAAACGCCCGAATCTGTGCCATACTTACAGTATGGAAAACAAAGCAAACGACATGAAGACCCAATTCATTTCTCTCATCAAAAACAACGCATTTATCGATGCTATTAGTCAACTTCCTCAGTTCGTTGATGATACAAATGCTGACTGCGATCTTGCCTATGATTGGGTGTGTGAAATGGCAAATTGTTCCTCCTTTGTTTGTGATAAAGAAGCATGGGATTATTTCTACAATATGTTTGATTCCACTCAAACACTTGATGCTTGATATTAACAACAACTCACCAAACTTTTTTCTCTCTAAATTATGACTACTTCAAATCCTTACGTCAACACCCTCATCGAAATGGGTTATGATAAACAAGACTGCCAAGTCGCGTCTACTATGTTTCAAAAGAAAACTTTCCCTTGTGTTATCTACGGTCGTCAATTTGACACTGAAGAGCAATACTTTGCTGAACTACATGAGTATATGAATGGTATGTAATTGAAGCGTTTATAACACTTTAATCGCTTCACTTCCTTTACTAAATCTTTTCTCATGGCATCCTTTTCTTACACTCTTAAATCACTTCAACAGCGTGTAAATACTCTCATTGATCAACAAGGACCAGACGCACCTGCTGCTTACTGGATCTACACTAATGAAGACATTTTTACAATCGATGATAACGGTGATGAAGAATATCAACCAATTGATGTATGTGAAGAAGTCCTATCTGACATCCAAGATGTTGATTACATCCATACAGTAATTGTTGACGCCATTGAAGATTCACTTAAAGATAAAGCAAAATGAGATTAATCCTCGCGACTATCATTATTATCATTGGTGCTAACATTGGCATCAACGCTATTAACTCCATTTCAAAACTACAAGATGCAAAATTACAA